TCCCTGGTCTCCCGTGTCGCCCTTGTCTCCCTTGTCGCCCTTCGCGCCGGTGTCGCCCTTGTCGCCCTTCACGCCGGATACGATGGTATAGGTGCCGTCGTCCGTCACCACACTGGCCCCGCCGAACTTCAGCCGGCTCCGCTGCGGCATCTGCTGCCCCGCCGCGTCGTAGATCAAATGCCCGGAGGAGGCCACCTCCGTCCACGTCGCACCGTCCGAGGATACCTCGATGTGCTCGTCCGCATTCAGCCGGATATACTTGATATCCTCGCTGCCGTACTGGATGAGCTGCTCCACGCCCAGCGCGATCAGCGCGTCGATGAGCTCGTTGTGCCCGTCCTTCACCGGCCCGGAGGTGAGCCGGTCAAAGACCTTTTTGTTTTCCTCAGCCGTCCCGCTGAGTTGGTCCGGGGATGCCTGTACGCCCTTACTGGTAATGTCGGCATCCGTGATCTTGAAATCGCTCAGTCCCATGTGTTCACCGCCTTATCTCCTGTAGTTGGTGCCCGGCTCCTTGTACTGCACGCCGAAGGCGTACAGGCCGAAGGGCTCGTTCACCTCGTCGTTCCGCAGCCGGAACCGCACCTTGTCCACCTTTTTCAGCTTCACCTTGCCGTACAGTGTGCGCGGCGTCTGATCTCCGCTGAAGGTGAATTTCCCGAAGTCGATGTACTCGAAGCTCAGATACCGGGCCTTGCTCTTGGCGTCGTATACCTGCTTCCAGATACCCCGCACCAGCGCGTAGATCTTCACGCCGGTAACAGGTGCCGCCGCCAGCCGGGCGGCCACGCCCGTGAACGACTTGGTCTGGAAGAACAGGTTGCCGTCGAAGTCCGCCGTGTCCCAGTAGGCCGTGATGGCCGCGCCGTCGTCGTTGTAGCTGGCCGGGCTGTCCAGGCTTGATGCGAACCGGCACAGCTTCCCGTCCGCCGTGCCGAAGCACAGCGCGCCGTCCTCGTCCGTGAACACGACGCGGGCCGGGATGTCCGGGAAGTAGTAGCACTCATACTGAAAGCTGCTGTAGGGGCTGTTCTTCTCGTAGGTCTTCTGCTGCAAGTCCAGCAGATACACCGTGCCGTCCAGCGCCATGGCGTAGAAGTCGCCGTAGATGCACGCGCTGGCGGCGCTGCGGTCCTCCGCCTCGCGGATGGCGCTGCCGATGTAGTAGCTGCGCTCCTGGCTGTACTTCTCGCCGGTCAGTTCCTCCGCCGTGATGGCGAACACGCCCCGGTCCGTGAGGAACAGCGGCTCCTTGTCCGTCCGGCAGAAGGTGTCCGGGGCCACCGCGTCCTGTCCGATGATGGTGTTGGTGATGCGGAACACCGCCTCGCCGTCCTCGTTCAGCGAGCCGGTACGCACCACCACGTTCCGGCCGTCGGCGCTGCCGGTGAGGAACGCCGCCAGTGTATTGCTGAGCACGGTGTACCCCACCACCTCGCCGCCGTCGCGGGCGATCTTGGTGTAGTTGGTGTCCGGGAAGAACGCCGGATCGTCGAATTCGCTGTAGAAGTCCGTGCCCTTCTTGTCGCTGTTCCCACTGAGGAACGCCCGGTCCGTAGCACCGCCCACGCCGTACACCGCCGGGATGGTGCAGTGGTTGATGGTGTCCGCGTACCCCTCCCGCGTCTTGGAGGCGGTGATGTGCACGTTGTCCTGTCCCGTCACCGGGCTTTCCCCCGGCGCGGTGTTGAACGTCACCTTCCCCGCTTCCCTGTCCACGGTGAAGTCCGTGTTTTCCACCTTGGCCACCCACTCGCCGTCGCTGTTCAGCACCTCCGCCGTCACAGGATCACTGTCCAGCCCCTCCGTGGTCAGCTGGTACACCGTGGCGTCCTTTGTGCCGAGGAAGCTCTCCGTCCACTTCTTTCCGATGAGGTTCAGCCCCTGATAGGCCGTTCCGCCGCCGGTGGGGCGGCGGGAGATGATGATCGTCGGCACCGTGGCGTTGTCGCTGACCGCCGAAAGCGTCGTGCCGTCATAGACGCGGTACACGCTGCCGTCCAGCAGGTACAGCTTTTCGTCAAAGACGAAGCTGCGGCTCCTGGCGTCCGCCATGTCCCCTATGGCCTCCAGCGTCCACGCGCCGTCCGTGCCGATGTTCCGCCGGTACAGCTTCCCGCCGGCATGGACCAGCACCTCCCCGGCCAGCCGGTGGATGCCGTTGATGGCCGCGTTGCCGTATGCCGTCACCATCGTCGTGTAGCCGGTCCGCTTGCGGACCTTGCCCACCTGGTCGCGTATCATGTTGGGGGCCTCCGGGGACCTGGACTTGTCCACGTTGCTGGGGCTGTTGTTCAGGTCCACGCCCCGGAAGGCCTCAATGACCACGCTGTACTTCTTGCTTGCCGCCGGTACCGTGAATTGTGCCATGCCTTACCACCACCCTGTCGTATTACGAACACCAGCGGACCGGATACCCGATCCGCTGCATGCGTAAGCCGTCTGCACCTTCACAAGACCGTCCTCGTATTCATTCCGCAGTATGGTCGCTATGGAGATGTCGTCCTCCTTGTACAGCTCCGCCGCGATGTACAGCGGGATCAGTACCGCGGCCTCCGCCGCCAGGTCGATCTCCTCCTCGTCCGGCGTTTCCGCCGTGACGGTCTGCGGGTACGCCTTGTACCACAGCGTGTAGGTGCCCACCACGCTTCCGGGGATGACGAACACGTCGTCGCCCTCCATGCTCCAGTCCTCCGCGGTACCGTAGGCGGTGCCGTCGGCGAACATGACCTCGCTGCTGTTCAGGCAGCGGAAGCGCGGCAGGTAGTCCTGCAGAGGTATCTTGTATAGGTCTTTTGTCTTGGGCAGGATCAGCTTCTCCGCCGTCACCGCCGGTTCTGCGGCGTCGGCGTCGACCTCGATCTGCCACGACTTGAGGATGGGGCGGCCAACGGACGCGATCTGCTGCAGCGCCTCGTTGGCCTTGGCGGGCATGGCATTGATATACTCACGGTTGATGTCGTCCTCCGTCAGCACAGCGCCTTCGTTGGAGTACATGGTCTGCAGCGCAGCCAGTTTCACATCTCCCCACGTCATGCCGCCACCGCCTTCCTCTCAGGTGAGGTCGGTGCCGGTGGACATATTGCCCACAGCGACGAACCGCCAGTCGGCGAAGCCCGCGCCGAAGCGGGCGGGGCCCTGCCAGACGTTGTTGTCGTTGTTGGTGTCGATGACGGACTTCACGTCCAGGGGCACGCGGTCCTGGAAGATGGGGCCGTCGTTCAGCTCAATGAACTTGCTGTCCAGCAGGAAGAAGGGCTTTTCGCTGCTCTTGCCCAGGTCAGCCAGCGCGGCGGTCAGATAGGGATCCACGATGATGTTCCAGCGGCCGAACTGGTAGTTGAAGGCGTTGTTGCCGGAGGTGGGCTCCTTGTCGGCGCCCACGGCGGCGAACACGGCGTCCTTCAGCGCGGCATCGTTGGGGATCCAGATGGTGTCCGGGGCCACGCCCAGCAGCTCGCCGTTGTCGCCCTTGATGTTCTGCATCTCGGTCTCGATCTTGCCCAGCAGGGTGTTGGTGAAGGTGCCCTTGTACAGGTTGGTCTGCTTGGCGCCGTTGACCTTGTTGGGGTGCGTCTTGGAGAACAGGGCCTGCCCGTCGGCGCTGCCGCAGGCGAAGGTCTTGCCCTTGTAGGAAACGGTGGTGCCGTACAGGCCGCCGGCGTAGAGGATGCGGCCGAACTTCTCGCGGGTGCGGCCGTAGGCGGTCACCAGCTTGTTGGCGCGCTGCTTCATGGTGCCCAGCAGGCAGTCCTCCACCAGCTCCTGCGTCACAGAGAAGGACTGCTTGAAGGTCATGTTCACGATGTCCCGGAAGTAGCCGTCCTCAAAGCCGGTCTTGGGATAATCGCCGCCTTCACCCACGGGCTCAAAGTCGCCCATAGCGGTCTCGCTGGAATAGCGCTCCGCCCAGTGGCGGCTCTTTTCCATGCGGTACAGATAGGGCAGCAGGCTCTCCCGCTGGAAGGCCTCGCCCCGGCTCTCCAGAAATGCCTTCAGCGGCACCTGGCAATCGCCGTAGATGGTCCCGTTCATCCCGGAACCGATAGAAACGGTCAGAAAACCACTCATGTCATGTATCTCCTTTCGTCACTTAAAACTTCACCGTCACGCGGGAACCGACGGTCTGGCCGTCGATGCCGGTGACTTCGGCCACGCCGCTGGTCTTGGTGGCGGTGACCTGCATACCGTCGGTGTGCAGGGTGACCTTGTCGCCCACGCCCACGGTCGCGGAGTCCGCCGGCGCCACACCCAGGGTGGTCTCGAACTCCATGTACTTCTGCACCTCCACGCACGGCACCACGCCGTTGTCGTCGACGGGACCCACGCACACATGGCTGGGTGCCACGGCGCCGCTGCACAGCGTCACCTTGCCGCTGGCCAGCTTCAGCGCCTCGCCCACCTGGTAGCTCTCGCCGTCGGTGGGCTGCATATACACGATGGGGGGCGTATTGCCCACCAGCATTCTGCTAAGCATGAACATAGTTTGTTATCTCCTTTCCCGCCCCGTGTCGGGGCTTTACTGTTTGTAGAATTCTCCGTATGCGGCGTTGATCTCGTCGTCCGTCGCATTGGGATTGATCTCGCGGTACAGCTCCTTCTGCCGCGGCGTGGCGACGTAGGGTGCCTCGCCCGCAGCGCCGGGCACCGGGGCCATGTGGCGCTTGCCGCTGGCCTGCTTGATGCCGGCCTGTCTGGCCGCCTCCATGCGCCGCTTGTCCACGGCATCCCGGTTGGCCATATAGAAGGCGTCCTCGATGGACAATCCCTTTTCCACATAGCCGCGGAAGGCCTCCCCGGTGGGCATGGCCACGATGTCCTCCAGCGTCTGGATGCCGCTGTCGTACTTCACCCGCACGGCCTCAAGGCCCTGCCGGATGGCCGCCTGTGCCTGGGCGGTCACGTTCCGCGCCTCGGCGCTCATGCCCTCCAGGCGCTGGCGCTGCACCTGCTCCCGCAGGGGCTTCACGGCGTCGTCCACCATGCCCTGCAGCGCCGCCGGATCCACACCGGCGGACAGCATCTGTGCCTCGCGCTCCTGTCTGGCCCTGGCCTCCTGATAGGCCCGGAAGTCCGCCTCCGTGCGGATGGGCTGGCCGGTGTAGGGGTTCGTCTGCCCCGCGAACAGGTCGGCGTACACCGCGTCCACGCGGGCCTGCGCCGCCGCGGTCAGGGCCTGCCGTTCCGCCTCGCGCTCCCGCGCCCGGCGTCCGTAGGCCTGCCGGCTGCGCTCCTCGGCGCTCTGTCCCGCTTCCGCGTCCGGCGCTGCTGCGCCGCCTCCCGCTTCAGCAGGATCTCCGCCGTCCTCATGGGCCTCCGCGCCCTGCTCCTGTGCTGCGCCTTCTTCACCGGCGATGCCGGTACCGTTTTCCACAGGCTCCTGCGTGCCGCCGTCTGCCGCGCCGCCCTCACCGGGCAGCTCCACGCCGAAGGCCTCCGCATAGTCCTGTTCCGTCAATCCGTTCATGGTGTTCTCCTTTCCGATTTTTCCGCGTTCGGTGCGAATGCGCCCCTTTTCCGCCGGGGCCAAGCGAAATGTCCCGCCCGCAGGCGGTGATGTGTTGTCGGTGCCAGCAGGACGCGCTTACTTGCGCTTATCCTTGCTGCCGCCATTCCCGGTCCGAAGGTCGGTGCCGGTGAAGCGCACGGTGCCCTTCTGGGCGGGCGCCGCCTTCTGGGCGGGCGCTTCCACGCGCTGGCTGCCCACGTTGGCGATGCTGCCGATGTAGCCCTTCTTTTTCTCCATGCCTCATGTCCTCCTTTCGCCGTATTCGGGTTTTTCCCGCCGTCCCGCCGGCGAAACGTTGTCCTGTGCAGCTCCGGGGCTGCGGTGGATGCCCCGCCCTTCGGCAGGGCGTCCGGTAGTAAGACAGGAGGAAAATCTGTCTGGCTCCGGGCGGTGTGCGAAACCACCCACCGCGGCCCCGGAGGGCCGCCTCACGCTTCGGCCGCATCGTCCGCCGCCGGAGCGTCCTTCTTTTTCTTGAGCCGCCGGTCATAGCGGGCGCACTTGGGGTTCCGGCACACATAGGCGGTCTCGCTGCCGCCGTCCGCGTTCACCGCGGCGCTGTAGATCATCATCTCCAGTCCGCATTCCGGGCACTTCATGCCATCTCGCCCCCTCCCTGCTGTGCCGCCATCGTCAGCAGCTCCTCCGCCGTGGGCTCCGTGCCGCCGGTGCCGCCGGAATTGTCCGCCGCCGTCTGCTGCATCTGCTGGGCCTGCTGGCTCTCCATCTGATCTCGCAGGCTCTTGACCATGTCCCCGGCCATGGGGTAGTGCAGCTTCTCCATCTGCTCCCAGAACCGCAGCAGCGTCGTGATCTCCGTGGGGCTGCCCATAGCGCCCTCCTGGAAGTTCATCCGCGTTTCCTTCCACAGCGCCTGCCGGTCCGAGGCCAGCGGCGCCGAGCTGTCGCAGGAGAACAGGAAGTCCGTGTTGTACTGCCAGTCCCCCGCCTCGTCCTGGTACAGGAAGTCGTGGCGGTCGAAGGTCACATACGCCACGTCGCCGTGCTCGTCCGTCCGCCGGATGGTCCGCGGCTCGTCGCAGTAGGCCAGCATCCACTTGAAGATGGCCTCGAACAGATCCTGGTACATAGCCCGCTTCATCACCCGCTTGCTCTCCAGGCGGCCCGCCGCCTGCTGGGCGCTGAACTCCTTGGCCACGGCGCTGGTGGCCGTGGGATCCTTCCGGCCCTGCATACTGTCCGTGATGCCGATGGTCTGCCGGGCCTGCTCGTAGATCTGCGCCATCATAGCAAGGTCCGTGTTGATGTCCACCTGCGTGTTGAAGGTCTTGATCATCTCCAGCTGCGCCGCGTTCTGCAGCTCCACCCGCACGCCGTCCTTGTCGGTGACGAACTGCGCGCCGGGCGGCACGGTGGTGAAGCTGCCGCCGGACAGCACCTTCGTGTTCAGCTTCGTGCACAGCTTGTTGAGGCTGTTCTGCTGGTCAAAGATGGCGTCAAGGTCGCTGCTGCCCCAGAACCGCCCCGGCATACTCACGTTTTTCCGGATGACCAGCGGGAACACGTCCGGCTTGTAGTAGGGGATGCGCGTCTGCTCCTGCCGGTAGGCCGCCTCCGTCATGACCACCGCCGGACCGCCGCCCGGCTGCATCTGCGGCAGCAGCGCGCCCGCCTCCAGCGCCACCGGCTGGCCCAGCTCGTCCCGCACGGTGCTCACCGCCGGGATCACCGTGCCGCTGCGCAGCACGATGTCCTCCGTCAGCTCCTCGTACTCCATAACCTCGTCCTCGAACTTCTTGGAGCCGCAGTAGGCGCACTTCTTGCCGTCGCCCACGGCGCCGCAGACGGCGCAGCGGTGTACCCGCCGCAGCTGGTAGTCCTCCAGGTCCTCCAGCACCACGTCGTTCACCCAGCGCAGCCGCCCAATGCCGCCCTTGCCGTTGCGGTAGTAGGCGGTCACCATCGTCACCAGCTGATCCGTGGTGTCCGCCGACGCGCCCAGCCGCCGGGCGTCCGGATCGCTCTCGTTCTCATCGGCCACGTCCACGCCGTAGAACTTCCGGATCTGCCGCTTCGTCTGCGGCGTCTTGAGGAAAAAGAAATCCATGTCCGCCACCTGCGTCATGCCCGCCTGGGGCACGATGCCATAGGGATGGACCAGGCTCACCTTCAGATCGCCCAGCCAGTCCTTTCCGCTGACGCTGTCCAGCCAGTCCACCAGCAAGCCGTAGCCGCCCTGCACCGGGCTCAGTCTCTCGCCCTCGTCGTTCATGCGCTCCGAGGGCAGCCGGTCCATCACGTCCCGCAGCATGGCCTCGATCACGTCCGCCAGCCACTCGTCCTCCTCCCGCACCGCCGTCACCTTCGGCGAGGGGATGGTGCTGTCTATCTGCGTTTCGATGATCTCAAAGCTCACATTCCGCACATGGCTGGCCAGGCTCTCCCTGGCCGCCGTGCCGTCCGGGGCGTAGATGGTGTGGTCGCCCTCGTACTGCTTCTCCCGCCGGATCATCCTCTCACGTTCCCCGGCGATGGCGTTCTCCGCCAGCGCCAGGCGCTCCTGCCACACCTGCAGCTTCTCCTGGTCCTTCTGACGGCTCATTCCGCACCGCCTTTCTCGCCGCGGGCTGCCGTCAGCAGGTCATCCGCCGCCATGTTCAGTTCGTGCCCTGCCATGGCCAGCACTCCGGCGTACCCCACATCGAGCCTCTTTTCGAGCCGTTCTTTTGCCACAGAAATAGCATCCATGGCTTTGTCCATCACCCACACAGCGTTTTCCAGCAGCTCCACGCTCACCTGTACTTTGTCGTCAGTCTTCATAATGGCTTCCTCCCGTCAGAATTCCCGGCTCCCGCCGGTCAGCATTTTCTCGTAATCGTCCGCGCCCTCGTCCTCGGCCGCGCCGTCCAGCTTGTCCAGCAGCCGGCTCAGCAGCTCCGCGCCCTTGTACAGACCCTTCTCGTTCTGCTCCCATGTGCCGTCCGGCTCGTAGGTCCTCGTGTCGCTGTTCCACACCAGGTGCGGGGTGCCGCCCTTGCACTTCTGCATCATCTCGTACACCTCCACCGCCAGCGAGTGCCGCGTGATGCCCAGCTCGTCGAACTTCGCCTTCAGCAGCTCGTTCCGATAGGCCTGCACCGCCGGATCCTTCATCAGGCGGCTGGCCGTGTTGGCCGCGCTCTTTTCGCTGTACCCCGCCCGGACCGCGGCCCTCGTGCCGTTCATGTCTACCAGCCACTCCCGGACGAAGCGCCGCTGCTTCTCGCTCAGTTGTTTCTGTCCCTTTTCAACCACGGCGCCCGCCTCCTTCCCGCCGGTGAATACTCTCCGTTTTATCCATTGTGCAACACTTCAACGTGCAGTTATCACGGAAATGCAGAAAAGCGCAAAAATCCCGGAAGCCGTGCAAAATCACAGCTTCCGGGCAATTCATTCAGCTAAAGCGTGTCCGTTATCCCAGAAAAGCGAGCCGTCACCAGCTCTCGTAAAAGGCCTTCCTCATGTCGTACAGTACGCTCTCCGTGATGGCGTGGTCCAGCGAGATGGCCGTCACGCTCTTTCGCGTGGTCATCAGCTCAAAAAGGGCATGGCTATACGCACCTCCGACCATGTCGCAGGTGTATTTGACCTTCTCCTGTATCCACTTCGGCTGCTCCGAGAGCGTCAGACAGGTGTAGCGGATGAAGCCCTGCTTCTCCTCCGGCAGCTTCACACCCCGCAGCTTTTTAAACCCCATCCCCGTCACCTCCCTCCAGAGGCTCCCCGGCATAGGCCACAGCCAT